CTTTGATAATGACTTTGGTGATATAGAAGAAGAGCGACCAGCAGCTAGTAAGATGCAGGTAGGAGGTGATCATTATACTAAGTTAGGTGTACAGCCTATGGAATACTCTATGGCTAATGACTTGAATGCTTTACAACACACAGCAATTAAATACATCACTCGCTATAAGGATAAAGGTAATCCCCTACTGGACTTAGCTAAGGCAGTTCACTGTATTGAAATGCTGATTGAACATGAAGTAAACAATTAAATAGTCAAGCAAAATAAAGGGGACAATTAAGTCCCCTCCTTATTACATCCCTGTAATTTCTTTCATCTTCTCCTTCTCATATCGTTCGATAGCTTTCTCTTTTCCTCCTAATGCCCAAGACTCTATAAGACTACCCACTACTGGGAATGTTTTAATCATGTTTATAGGAGCCTTTGATTCATCTAAAGGAACGCCTTTCGCATAACGGTTAACATCCTTAATGATACCAGTGATAGGAGATGTAGGTGGAGTAATTAAACCACCTGTTACAGCCTGCCAATCACCCTTCTGAATATCACCAATAGAATAAGCATTAACGAAGAACAATGATGTAAGGTTTTCTAGGACGTTATCAGGTATATCCTCCACATTGAAGTCCTCACCAGCCATAACATCCTTCACTTCATCTACTGTTCCACCAGCTATACCTACCATAGCAGCATATCTAAGAGCAGCTAAAGTAGCACCCTTCTTATCGCCACTTCTTCCTCGTTTAATAATATCATTATGTAACAAGGTTAACTGCTTAAGACCAAATGATTTCAGAGCATATGCTATCCTGCCATTAGGGTTATCCAAATGTAGTTTAGGCATTTCAAGTAGAGAGATTGGCTGCGTGTCTGATATCTCATGGAACCTATATAGGTCTGTTAGTTCGTTATCTTTATTGTTCCTTAGACCAACGACTAATGCATCGAAGTCATCACCATAAGCTTCACCATACTTCTTCCTTAGTTTCTTAATTCCTGCAGCAGATGATGCTAACTTCCTTCCTTTAATACTAGAAGCTTCTAACAAGGTACGCTTACCAAATCTATCTACAGCACGAAACAAACTAGCCTTAAGAACCTTATCTAATAACTTAGTAGTTCCTCCTGTCGTAGCCATCTCTGCTGATACAGTGTCAATAAGACCACTCTTTTCAAGACGATTACTTTTAAAGTTTAACGCTCCTTTAATCGTAGGCATTACACCATGTAGGTAGGCAGAAGTACCTAAGTCTTTTATCTGAGTAGCTGCAGACCTTAGCTGTCCTAACGTAGCCATGTAGCCTATGTTTTTCACAGCACTTAATGTACTGTTCATAGCCTCTTCACCAGCTCCAAAGCGAGTATGGATTAAATCTTTAAGTACTCGTTGACCATTCTCCCCAACCCTACCAGAGCGAACTTCTTCTCCTAATGTCCTATAAAGAACAGACTCAGCTTTCTTACCAGCATCTGTTAAGATTCTATCATTGCCTAATAGCTTAGTCTTTTCAAATGCCCTAGTGCTTGATTCAACATAATTAAGTAGAGCAGTGTTAGCATCCTCATAGTACTTCATCAACTCTGGAGGGACTTCATCAACTGAACGCTTGGCCTTAGCACCACCTAATACTTTAGGGTAGGCTTTGTTAACTGCCCTTGCCACAGCCTGAGTAAGTCCTCTCTCAGAAAGATCCTTTAGTTCCTCAACACCCTCTTGCTTCATAGCTCCTTTAATACCAGTCTCTAAAGCACCTACAGCGTCAGGATTAGCACGACCTAACGCTTCACGTAGCCCATCTAAATCTCTAACCTTACGAGGAAAGTAATTAGCTATAGGTTTATATGTGTTACCTACAATCTTTTTAAATTCATGACCATCAGCTTTTAACATCTTATGTAAAGCTTCTGCTTCTTTAGCCCCTCCTTTAGTTAGTAAAGCTTTAGCAGCATCATAGTCACCATTAATAAGATGATTGTTTACAGTAGTTCTAACTTTCTTTGGATACTCATTAAGCTGAGTTAGAAATGGTTGTACTAATCCCTTACGTTCACCCATTCGTGAGGCCAACTTCCTTTCATAGTTACGAAGAACTTGAAATACTTTTGGAGACTCTTCTCTAATACGAGATGATAATCCTTCAACAAGGTTCTTAGCAATGCTAGCTTTCTTAACAACGTCTTTAATAGCCTTTGCATTTTCAGGAGAAGGTACTTTTACTTTTCGATTAGCAAGCTTTGACGCAGTCAATACATCTTCGCTCGTTAATGCTAGACGTTCACCAGCTACCTTCATAGCTTCTGGCCCAGACAATCCACTAGCAACATGATGAGAAACTAAAGAGTCTATGTCATCTAATGCTTTGTTAGCACTTTTAACAGCAGATTTCTGAGCTACTTTACCAACACCTTGACCTGCTTTAATGAAAGCATAGCCGAGAACAGGGGCAGCAACAGCGCCACCTAATGCATGTAGACCTGCCTCTAAAGGATCAACACTACCTTTCTCAAGAAGCTGGTCAGTAGCAGAGAAGGTACCGCCTAAGCCACCGCCTATAACAGCCATGCCTTTGTAAGTAGCACCCACAGGTAAAGCAGATGTAGGATCTAAAACCATACCTACAATGTTACCAAAAGTACTACCTTCAACATCACTATACTCAGCTTCAATCTGATCAGCACGTTGATTTTTGATCATCTCTCTACGTTCATCAAAAGAAGCATCAGCAAATCCACTACCATACTTCTCATCTAATGATGTAAATCCTAGACCGTAACCATCCTCATCACGATAAGTAACATCACCACCTATACCTGTATAGGCAGTAGCAATGTCACTGATTTGTTGGCTAAGACCAGCCTCCTCTACAAAGCCCTTAGCAAAGGAAGTTTCTTTCTCGGCAGGGTCTTCTTGCTTAACTTGAGTTAAGTCATTCCAAGAGGGTAACGAAGAAGCTACAGTTTGTTGTTGTGATAACTCATCCCAAGTAGGAGTAGTCATATACTCTATCTCCTTACAGCTCTATGATTGGCTTGTTTTTGTCTGTTGCATGACGACCATACTTTTTCCCATTGTGGATAACAACTTCGTAACCATTAGGAAGTCCAGCAGGGGTTGTAGATGCTACTTCAGTTGGAGTAAATGTTTTTGATGTACCAATTAAGTCATCATTTGTTACAATCATGGACTCTGCTTCACCCATTGCTTGAACTTCAGCAATGTTAGCCTCAATACCTTTAGCCTCTAATTGCTTTGTTCTATTAGCTACCCAACGTGCAGCAGCATTTAAGTCCATACGATCTAAACCACTATCAATAATACCATCACCCCATCCTGCTTTATCCATAGCATAAAGAGCTGTCTCAATATTCTCTTTAGTTATGTTTGCAGCTTTAGGGGTGTTAACTTTAGCTTGAGCATCTTCAGGTAATGGAACCCATGCATCGTTTTGACGCATAGCAGGTACGCCATTAACTAAAGCACCCTGAACTTCAGAGCCGTCTCCAAGAACATAAGTCTTAAACCCTGTAACTTTAGGAGCTACATTAGAAGCAGCTTCCATATCACGAGCCTCTGAATGTAAAGCCATAGCCTGAGCATAATCACCACTCACCATTAACTTCTGAGCAGCAGCACGTAAACCAGCAACAGTGGTTAGGTCAGCACCTGACATACTATCTTTCACACTCTGAGCCTGTGCCATCTCTGGAGTCTGTAATCCAAACATGTTGTTAACACTCTGGCCTACTAAGGCACCACCTGCTGCACCTGCAGCGAAGTAGGGGTTCATAGCAGCTGCCTGTGACACTGCCTTGTTCGTTCTATTCTGTTGTATTGTATTCGGATCTAAACCAAATAAACTCATTACATCACTAGCCATAATATTCTCCTAGCCTTACGGCATAACCATATCATTATTAAACTGACCAAGTCCAAACATGCCACTAGTATTGCCTAATGAAGTAGTCATAGGAGCTACACCTCCCTGAGAAGAACGAATATTACTTTGTAGATTAGACCAATCAATACCACCTATAGCATTGCCAATACCAGTGTAACCACCTGATGTCGCCATGCCTGCATTCTGAGTATTTCCTGCAGCACCTGACATACCTGATACTAAGTTACTACCTGCAGCATTAGCAGCATTAGCAGCATAGTTACCGAGCATACCGCCCAACTCTTGTTGCTGTAGTCCCATATTATCAAGACCTTGAGAAGAATTTAACATGCTTTGACCAATACCAATATCGGTCTGTCGCTGCTGTTGTGCTCTATCAAATGCATTGTAACGATCTGCTGCATCCTGTTGTGCGAATGCTTGAGCAAAGCCATAGCCTTGAGGAGACATCATACCACCTCCACCAGCACCTAAACTCTCAGCGCCCATACGAAGACCACTAGAGCCAGTACCGAACATACTCTCACCTAGCTTCATAGCCTCTGCATTACGAGCGCCAGCACCTAGTTCACGTTGCTGATTATAGAACTGATCTGCTAGTTGACCATAGTCTCCTTGAGCAGCTCCAAAGGCTTGTTGTCCTAGACCTAACATCTGATCTTTTTGACCCTGATAACGAGGGTCTAATGAGAATGATGATTGACCATCTTCAAAAGAAGCAGTACCTAAGCCAGAAGTTACTCCGTAGGGCTTATACATACCACCTGCATAAGCTGTTTTTGCAGCGTCTTGTTGTAGTTTTGAAGCTTCCCTAGAACCACTAGCAGCAGCATTAGCTCCAGCTCCTCCAAACAACCCTGAAATTAATGATGGTGCAACTGCACTGATTATTGATCCTAACATATAATTGTTCCTTGTCCTGTCTTAAATTTATGAGATAGTAAATGAGCTTGGGTTATAGTAGGGAGCACCTGCTGCACCACCACTTCCTACACCTGTTTTTCGAGATACAGAGCTAGGAGTAAATCCACCAGCAGCTCCAATAACCCCTATGGCTCCACCATCACCACCAGCACCACCGTAGAAGAGTCCCTCTCCATGAGCTGCTCTTGCTCCATAGCCCCCAGCTCCTCCAGTAGTTAAGGTTGCTATAGCTCCTGATGCTGCGTTATAACTACTACTGCCATTAGCTGTTTTACCAGCACCACCAGTGCCGTAAGGAGCACCACCGCCACCACCGCCACCACCAGCATGTCTGTAAATATAAGTACCTTCGCCACCACCTGCACCACCACCTCCGCCAAGTATACTTCCATTATTGATGATGGTAATATTACTTTCTATGTGGATGGCAGACCCTCCAGAAAAACCATCTTGAGGGGCAATCATACTTGATGGGTATTGATAACCACCTGCACCACCCTTACCACCATGACCATATATTAGACCATGATTCTCTATAGTGATTTTAGCAGAGTGGCTAGTGCCTGTTTTAAGTGCATACGTAGTAGTAGAAGACGCAACTAAGGTAGCTCCACTCGGAACAACAACACGTACATTATGATACCTATCTAAACTAAGAGCATCTAAATCAACATTAGTATGCTGAGTGGCTGAGAAGGTAAACACAGATTCATATTCATAAGTAGGTTTCCAAGAGTTGCCTTGTTTAGCATAAGCTTTCTTAACTCTTGTCCACGTACCATTTAATTTAACTTTAGGCTCTGCATTAGTCCAAGCCCCAGAGACTTTAACTTTAGTACTCAAACCAGATGTCTCCGTTATTACCCTCGGATATAGGAGCATCATTGTCGATATAAATAGTTCTTCCTATAAGACCTGCTGCGCCATCAATCACAACAGAGTTAACACCTGAGTCAGGGATAGCAGCAATGGCAGCAAGAGCACCTGCAGTAGAAGTAGTAACAAAAGCTGTTGTAGCTATCTGTGTACTAGATGCGCCAGATGAAGCAGTAGGAGCAACAGGCATTCCAGTTAAAGAAGTATTATTAGTATTAGCTTTAGTGGCTATTGCAACTGCTAGTGAATTAAATTCATCATCTATCTCTGCACCTTTAACTCGCTTGAGGGCGTTTCCTGCAGGTAAGTTATCTTTAGTAGCAAAGTTTGTGGACTTTGTATAATTACTCATTATGTTATCCTGCCTTGTTTAATATATAAATCAAATTTCTGAATAGAAACTTCATGACCACTTATCTCTGTTTCAAAGCCTAGTTGAACAACTGAACCACTGCCACCAATAGATAGTTTAATTCTGTCTGTACTACCACCACCTGTGAACTCACCTATACCATACTCAGCAATGTTATATTCAGATAAAGCTGTTTGTTTGACTACAGCATTGTAAGATCTATATTCATCAGAGTAGTCTATACCTGACTTGATTGTAAATGCTTGTCCACTTCCTCCAATCAATGTGATACCAACACTCTTCAATATCTTAGCAGTGGTTGGTTGATCAAAGTCAAAGTAGTTTGTGTAATAAATCATACGATATGTTTCAGTATCATCGTAATAACCATCATACTCAGCAATGCCTGTAGTCTGTCCAAAGAATAGACGACCATCAGAAGTATTAATCATTCCTCTGTGGGTTAGCCCTGTCCATCTAGTTACTCGCGCAGCACCATTCTCTAACTTACCCCTCATATCAAAACAGTACACTGCCTGACTTGATGGGAAACTTAAAAGATAGAAAGCATGTTGTGCAGAGTAGACACTTTTAATGTTATCGCTAGGCTCAGAAGAAAGAATATCAGAGAGTTCATCACGTACATTAATAGATATGTCCCCTATTGGAGTAGACTTCTCTTGTATTACTCTGCTTAAAGAACGAACACCTGAGTTAGATAAAAATAAAAGATCAGTACCTGTGTTCTGTACAGAGTCACGAGCTATACATCCCACCCCTTCTATCACCTCCACTAAACGTAATGTTGATGGAGTCAGGTAATTGTTGTTATTATCTGTATCCCCATAAACAACAATACAGTTCTTACAGAATATTATAAGGAAGCCGTTAAATGCTCCAAGAGCTACAATAGAGTCTCCACCTTTAGTCCAAACCTTTGCTATATCTAACTCACCACTAGCTCCTACACCACCCCATCTTCCACCACCGCCATTAGTAGTAACTAAGTCAGAGAAGTGAATTGTATGATTGTCTCCTATGATATCAGCAGCCCATAACCTACCATAAGCAGACAGAACACAGTTAGCTTTAGGCGCTACACCTGAAGCATGTGAATGATCTCTTACTCGCTCTATAGGCCCACCAGCTTCTTGTACTAATGGATCATGTCCACGTTGAAACAAATAAGCATGGTCACTTAATGTAACACCTTGCCAGTTATTAGCAGTGATAGTAGCATTAGCCACAGGGGTTTGTTCTGTAAGGGTAGCTAGACCTGTATAGACCTTGTTATCACCCCATGATAAATAAGTAGAAACTCCTGAGTTGTTTGTAAACTCATGTATACCTTTAAGATTAACCACAGTACTTGATGTTGTACGATCTATCCAGCCCCGCCTAGAACCAAGACGACCATACTTATCTATCACACAGTTTGTGGCTTCTAAAGCAAAACCACTAGATAAAGTAATACTACTTTCCTGTGTGTTTAAACCATAAAATCCTGGGGCTGCTATAGATGTTGAGAGTAATTGTGCCATTAGCTAGTCCAAATTAATTCTTCAGGATGTTTGTTTGCATCTAATTGAATAGCATCATTCAATGCTTTATTAGCTACTATGTATGCTGTGTTACTCATTTGTCCATTATCTTCACCACGCTCTTCCACTGCCTTAGCGTAAGCTAATAAGACAACTGGATGTGCAGGAATGTTAAATGTATCAGCAGGTTCTTCCATATCTAATGTACGAGCCACCACGTTAAACCGTAATGTATATGCCCCATCTGGTTTAGGGAACACGTCAACTAACGTATCTCCATCAGTACTTACACCGTTGAATGAATAGTAAGCAGGTGCTCCAGTAGCAGGAGTGTCAGTTAGATATTGTGTATCAAACCAACGAGCTGATTCATACCTAAGAAATGAAGAAGTACTTGCATTGGTCGCACTGAGAACATTAACATCGTTCTGTGTACCATTTAATTCATAACTAAATACATTAGGAGAAGTAACTACAGTAAGTGTTGTTCTTAATGCTGACCAATTCCATGCTTCTTCTACTTCACGTTTAGCATCATTAATAAATAAACCAATAAGAAGACTGTAATCAGTATCTGTTATTGCTGTGACAGGTCTTTCACGTAGTCGTTGTAGAACCTTGTTAGTTGCTGCTAAATAATTCATAGATTTATACCATATTTATGTAAGAAAGTCAAGAGTTATTTTCTTGAGACTATTGATTGTCCAAAGTACATGCCTACTACAGCCATGATTGCATGAGGCAACCACTCAGGAGTAACCATCCCTTCTAAAGTTTTCCACTCAGTAACTGTATTAGTAAAATCTAAGAATAGAAACTTAAATCCAGAAGTAA